GTGGTGGACGAGGTGTTGGCAGTGGGAGATGCGGAATTCCAAAAGAAGGCTATTGGCAAGATGCAGGATGTGTCGAAAGGAGAGGGACGGACAGTTTTGTTTGTCAGTCATAACATGGGAAGTATGCAGCAATTATGTACAAAAGGTATATTGCTGGATAATGGTTGCATATCTTTTTCTGGAAATATATGTGAGACAGTAAATGTTTATCAGAGTGGAATTGTATTACAAAAAGAATTTGTGGAAGGCGAAGGGGTTTCTGAAATATTGCAGTTATTGTATGCTTCTGTAAAATCAAGTGATGGGGATATATATTATAACAACTCTGAAATTATTATAGATTTCAAGGTGAAAGTGGCTAAAAAAGTACCATCGTTAGTAATTGGCTTTAATTTATATAGTAGTTGGGGACATCCTTTGGCTCGGGCTGATTATAATGATAATAATGATTTGACCACATTGGGCCCCGGAATTTATTGTTTTATATTTAAAATACCTCCTTATACATTGTCAGATGGTGACTATCATGTTATATTTGATGTGGCGGAGCGTAATATAAAATGTTATACTACGGAAAAGTCGAGTTTGTCTTTCACTATCGTTCAAAGGGGGACAAATGGTTTTGGCAATCGTTTTTGTGAGCAAATAAGTATTAAAAGTTCTTTGTTCAGAGAGAATTGGATGGTGGGGTTTCAAATGATAGAGTCTTTAGACCATGAAGCATAAATGTGTTATTTTTCTTACAGCTTGTGTTAATCCTGGCGGAATGGCTAATACATTGCACACTGATTGCCGACAGAGAATGGAAGAGTATAAAGAAGCACTTTGTTTCTATTTACAAAAAACGAAACTGCCAATTGTATTTTGTGAAAATACGTTGTGTGATATGAGTGGTGAATTCAGTTCTTATATTGCATCCGGCAGATTGGAGTATCTGACGTTTGACGGGAATCATTATGATAAAAGGAGAGGCAAAGGGGTAGGGGAGATAGAAATTTTGGAATATGCCTTTTTACATTCTAAACTGTTGCAGGATGGAACTCATATTATAAAGATAACAGGACGATTAAAAGTGCTGAATATAAAGAGTTTGATAGCTGTCAGGAAGATGTTCGGAGATAATTGTATTCAATTGCGAATTAGTGAAGATGGAGTTTTTACTCAAAGTCAGTTCTTCATAGCTCCAATGCTTTTTTTGAAAGAATATTTTATCCCTTTGGGAGAGATGATAGATGATCGACAGTGTTGCTATTTTGAACATGTGTTGGGATATTCTATTAAGAATCAGGCAGAGTATTGTGTCATTCCATTTTTTAATTTCCCTTTAATTGATGGAATTTCAGGAACTTTTGGAACACATTATAATATTCATTATACACTCTTGGAAAAAATGTATTATGTAAGAAAAACTATATACAAATGTATTATTTTTGATAATAGGTATGCTCAGAAAAAGCAAAACATTTTGGAACGTTTGCTTATTAAATGCTACTATGGAGTGATTGTTGTTATCATTTTCGTTTCTCGTAAAATTAATGAAATATGAATGCATTGGTTTCAATATTGGTCCCTATATATAATGTTGAGAAGTATATAGATAGATGTGTCCGTTCTTTGTTTGAACAAACTTATGGCAATATTGAGTATGTTTTTATAGATGATTGTTCATTAGATAACAGTATGAATATACTCATGAATATTAGTAAAGAATATCCTGAAAGATACGGATCTATGAAAGTATTGTTTCATTCTAAAAATGTAGGAATTGCTCAAACGAGAAATGAACTGTTAAAGGAAGCCAAAGGAGAATATTGCATATTTATAGATAGTGATGATTATGTGGAGCTGAATGCGATAGAAATACTTTATAATAAAGCATGTGAAACTGGAGCTGAGATTATACGCTATAATTATTATGTGAATAATGAGAACGGGAATTATGAGGTTGTCACTCACGAGCCTATGCAAAATAAACAGCAATTATTGGAAAAGGCAATAAGTAGTCTTTCGGGAGTGGATGCTATGTGGAAATTATTTGTGAAGAGGAACCTTTATGATAGGAACTCATTACAATTTGAAGACGGAATTAATGCTTGTGAAGACTATATAATGAGCATCAAGTTATTTTATTATTCTAATTTAACCGTAGATATCTCGAATGTATTGTATTATTATACTGTAATAGGAAATTCTTATAGCTATACTAAGAATTATGAATTGTTTTTGGTGGATAGAATAAAAGCTATAGGTGCGGTAAAAACTTTTTTGGAACTCAATGATATTTGGCAGACTTATAAAAAAGCTTTATATGCAAGGATTATAATGTGTAAACAAACTTATTTGATCAATAAGGAATATTTTGATATTGATAAATATTATAAGTTGTATCCTGAAGCTAATAAAACATGGAGAAACTTTGCTTATGGAAAAAGAGAAATTTTATTATTTTGGCTTGCAGAGCATAAAATGACTATATTGATTAAACTGATTTACTTATTTTAGATTTTTGTCGGTTTGACTTAACCGATTGAGAAATAAACTTTTAGCGAATTATTTGAGAAGTGGCGGTAATGAGTTAGCAATCGTGTGAATTTCAGCGTTTTGCGTTGCTATGCTGTCAAATAACTCTTTCATTTGCAAATATAGTTTTTTTTCGAAAGTACGAACTATCGGCGGCAGTTTTATAAAATCGACTGGCGAAAAAACAAATAAAATTTTCCAAAATAGCTTTGGATAAGCCATTAACGAAATACATTCTTTTAAGAGCACAGTGGTTTACCCAATAAAATTATATACCTTTGTAACAAGTTAAAGAAGATGTCGCAATGAATCGGATAAAAGAAGCATTGATTGAGGCGGGTATTAGTCAAACTGAATTGGCTAAACGACTTGGCAAAGGTTTTAATATGGTCAATCTATACGCCACGAACAAAGTGCAACCGCCTATACCCTACTATACAGGATAGCGGAAATACTGAATGTGGATGTGCGTACACTTCTTGTACCTAACGAAATAAAAAAATAGACATATGGCAAATACTAATCTAAAAGAAGCTAAGGCGGCTAAGAATGATGAGTTCTATACGCAATTTCATGACATAGAGATTGAAATGAATGCCTATCTTGAATATGACCCGGACGTGTTTAGGGGAAAGACTGTATTGCTTCCTTGTGATGACCCCGAATGGAGCAACTTTACCCGATACTTTGCCGCCAAGTTTGATGAGTTAGGCTTGAAAAAACTGATTTCTACGAGTTATGCACCGGATGCCAAGAAAATGAAATTACTTGCAGAGCCTTCTTTGTTTGAAATGGAAGCACCGCAATTTGACCCTAAGAAAGCGCAGACAAAAGGTAAAATCTTTATCCTTGACAAAGACATAACGAATGATGGTAGAGTAAATATCGAAGATTTACAGTGGGAATATCTTGAAGGAGATGGAGATTTTCGTAGTAAGGAAGTTACAAAACTTCGAGATGAAGCTGACTTTATCGTAACTAATCCTCCATTTTCCTTGTTTCGTGAATTTTTGGCATGGATTATAGAAGCGGATAAGAAATTTATCATTATCGGAAATATGAATGCGATAACCTACAAAGAGGCATTTCCACTGATAAAAGATAATAAAATGTGGTTGGGATATTCCATTCATAGTGGAGACAGAGAATTTGAAGTTCCGAATGAATACCCATTAGCTGCAGCAGGATGGCGAATTGACGAGAATGGTCGAAAGTTCATAAGAGTTAAGGGTGTACGTTGGTTTACAAATATTGATCATGGTCGTCGCCACCAACCTCTTGCTTTAATGACTATGGTTGACAATCTCCGTTTCTCGAAACACAAAGAACTGAAAGGAAAAACAGCATATGATCATTACGACAATTATGATGCCATTGAAGTGCCTTTTACGGATGCTATTCCGTCAGATTATGACGGTGTGATGGGCGTTCCTATTTCCTTTTTGGATAAGTATTGTCCGGAGCAATTTGAAATCTTAGGGATAACCGACAGGGGCAATCAATGGGGATTAAAAACCAAGGAATACAACATTTCCGACACACCTAACTTTGCGGATTTGAACCGTAGGGGAGCTATTGGGAGCAATGGCTCTTTGGTTTCAACATATGCCCGATTACTCATACGCAAATTATGATCTGATATGTTTAATAAGAACTCTTGCATAAACTTGGGTATAATATTTCCCGTCAACCATATAATATGTTTCATTCTGAGGAACTTCGGAATGAAGCAAGACTGCCCCGTCATTGAGTTTCGTCACTTTCGTCTCTTTGCCATGACGGTCTACTTGAATCTGTTCTGGATAGACCTTGGAAGCACTACCATACCAAGTTTTAGTTATCCCTAAGATTTCAACTTAAAAACAAAAACAATAAATTATGACACAACATAATACCATCAAGCTTTTTGAAGCTAAAAAAGTCCGTACTATTTGGGACGACAAAGATGAAAAATGGTACTTTTCCATAGTGGATGTGGTGGCTGTCCTAACCGATAGCCCTAATCCTCGTAAGTATTGGAGTGTCTTGAAAACACGTTTAAAAAAAGAAGGGAGTGAGTTGACTACAAATTGTAGTCAACTGAAAATGAAATCGGCTGATGGAAAGATGTATTTAACCGATGTGGCAGATACTCAGCAGCTTCTCCGTTTGATTCAGTCTATTCCATCGCCCAAAGCAGAACCGTTCAAGCAATGGATGGCACAAGTGGCGACTGAACGTCTTAACCAAATGCAAGACCCCGAACTCTCTATCAATCAAGCACTGGTGGACTATAAGCGGTTGGGGTATTCGGATAATTGGATTAATCAGCGTCTCAAATCTATAGAGATTCGTAAAGACCTCACGGATGAATGGAAGCGGCACGGATTGCAAGAGGGAGTGCAGTTTGCTACGCTGACCGATATTATTTATCAGACTTGGAGTGACATGACCGCCAAGGAATATAAGCAGTTCAAAGGTCTGAAAAAAGAGAACTTACGTGACAATATGACCAATAAGGAATTGGTGCTAAATATGTTGGCGGAACTTTCCACCAAAGAAATATCTGAAAGTAAAAATCCGGAAACATTTCGGGAACACATGGATGTGGCGGAAGCCGGTGGTGAGATTGCCCGCAATGCCCGTATGGAGTTGGAAGCCAAGACGGGTAAGGCAGTCATCAGTCCGCTGAACGCCAAGACAGGCATTGCGCTCAATTCATCTCCGGAAGAAGAAGACACAAAAGAATAATCCTAAAAAGTGAATCAATATCATGAAGACAACATTGCATACAGAATGGACTGTTGAAGACATCTGTAAAGGATTTACCTACAACGAATTGGAAGGTAAAGGTCTGTTTGGATTGGACGGGCGGCTCACTATCCAACCCGAGTATCAACGCCATTACATCTACAACGATGGGAAACGTGATGTAGCGGTGATAGAATCCCTGCTGAAAGGTTATCCCATCGGACTAATCTATTTCAACCGGACTGTGGACGGACGATTTGAAGTACTTGACGGGCAGCAACGCATCACTTCTATCGGTCGGTTCGTTACAGGAAAATTCGCCATCAAGGATGAAGCGGATAACGTACAGTATTTCTCGGGATTGCCCGAAGAGCAGCAACAAAAGATTATGCAATCCTCTCTGCTGGTATATGAATGCGAAGGTGAGGAAAAGGAAATAAAGGAGTGGTTCAAGACCATCAATATTGTAGGCATTCCGCTCAAGGAGCAGGAATTGCTCAATGCCATCTATTCGGGCGAGTTCGTAAATGCAGCCAAGCGGGTGTTCAGTAATTCCCAAAATGCGGAAATACAGAAATGGAGTCATTATATCAAGGGAGATGTGAAACGGCAGGATTATCTGGCGGAAGCCCTCCGGTGGATTTGCGACAGTAAGGAGATGAGCATTGATGCCTATATGAGCATACACCGTCACGAGCCTTCCACGGGAGAATTGAAAAGTTATTTCCGTTCTGTGATTGACTGGGTATCGGCTACCTTTACTATGGTAGAGCGTGACATGTGCGGCTTGGAATGGGGACGGCTGTATGAAACGTACCATGCCACCCCTTATAGTACCGTCCATGTTACGGAACGGGTAAAAGCCTTGCAAGCGGATGAAAGCGTGCGGTGTCCCCGAAATATTTACGAATATGTACTGGGTGGAGAAGAGGATAAGAAATTGCTTGACATCCGTATCTTTGAAGAAGCAACCAAGCGGGCTGCCTACAAGCGTCAGACCGAAGCGGCTGAGAAACAAGGAATTTCCAATTGTCCGCTCTGTGCGTTGGGGAATAATGCCAACAAGACCCGTATTTACAAACTTTCGGAAATGGATGCCGACCATGTGACTGCATGGAGTAAGGGAGGGTCAACCAGCATGGAAAATTGTGAGATGCTTTGTAAAACCCATAACCGTTCAAAGGGAAATCGGTAAAAGTGTGTTATTTTGAGAGAGTTAAATCAATTAATTCTCTCAAAATATGAACAATAAAAAAACATTTCATGAAGTTTCCGAGATTTGGTGTGATGCAAAACGTCCGATAGTGAAGCATTCCACCCTATGTGCTTATCAGCTTACGTTACAGACACACCTATTGCCACGATTTGGCGCTGCGGAAAATATAACAGAGAAGGATGTCCAGCAGTTTGTGATAGACAAATGTACTTCCGGATTAGCAAGAAAAACAGTCCGGGATATAGTGGCAGTGCTCAAATCTGTTATCAAATACGGGAATAAGCACGGGATTTTCCATTTTGAAGAATGGGAAATCGAATATCCTACCCAAATAGAAAACAAACTGCCGCCAACATTGTCATTAAATCATCAGCGTATATTGATGCGTCACTTGCTGGAACAGCCCACTCCACAAAATATAGGTGTACTGTTGGCTCTCTGTACCGGAATGAGAATTGGTGAGGTTTGTGCTTTGAAATGGGAAGATGTGGATTTTGCACAAAAGACAATCATCGTGAAGCATACTGTAGGCAGAATATATAACTGTGAGTTGAAATCTACAGAAAGGGTTCACTCTTCCCCAAAAACCAAGAATTCCTATCGTGAGATTCCTATATCCAAACAGCTTCTCCAAGCGTTGAAAATGGTAAGGAAACAATCTCAATCCCCATACGTAGTAGGCACTTCTACACAATCTAAAGAGCCTCGTTCTTATCGTGATTATTTTGGCAGGTTGCTAAAACGATTGGATATTCCCCACTTGGTCTTTCATGGACTTAGGCACACATTTGCGACCCGATGTATTGAAAGTCAGTGTGATTATAAAACTGTCAGTGTCATACTCGGTCACTCAAACGTAGCAACGACATTTAATCTGTACGTCCATCCTAATCTCAATCAAAAGAAACGGTGTATTGACCGTATGAGTAATTTCTTGGGAATAACATGAGTTAGTCTTGGGCTCTATATACATGGGGACAAAAAAATGTCCTCCATGTATGTGATGTGCATGATAGACTATAGCTTGAAGCCTTTATTCTTTTTCTGAATAGGCTTCAATCCGACATTCTGTTGTAATCGTTCAAATTTTACATTATCATGGATGAACTTTATGGTAACTTGACAGGACGGGCTATGGATGCGGAAGGTAAATCGGGGTATTTAGGGTACAAACTTGAATTTATAAAAGAATGGAAATGAAATATCCTAAAGTAAAGAAAAAGAAAAAATTTAAAAGAGATTGTCATAACTGCACTTTCTTTGCTGCATGCGC